TTACATGCAACGTCTATCCAGTATTTCCTTCCGTTGGCGGCACTGCTCCAGAAGCACAAACTGATTCTTGGGCTATGTTAGTCGATGGCAAGCCAGCCGACACATTCAGTTAATCAATAGAAACGGGAGCACAGAATGAGACTACCAATCACAATCGAATACACGTCAGGCGAGTTTGGCACTTACACGGCACAACCGCCAGAGTGGGCTAAGTGGGAGCAAAAGACAGGTAGCACGATTTCGCAAGCGCAGGAGAAGATCGGTATATCTGATCTTCTCTTCCTTGCGTGGAATGCGATGAAGCGTGAAGCTGGTGGCAAGCCAATTAAAGGCTATGAAATTTGGTGCGAAACAGTGGCCGACGTGACAGTCGGTGACGTTCTCCCAAAAGTTACGCCGCCGGAAGCGTAAATCGCATACTCGTTGAGCTTGCAATAGCGACGGGAATACCGATGAGCGAATGGACGACGGCGGAGCAGATCTATACGGCTTTTGAGATACTGGAGAAACAAAGTGAGCGACAACGTTGAGATTGCCTATGACAAGGCTGATCTCCGTCGCATTACTTCAGCATTCAAGGCTATGGACGCGGAAGCTACTGATGCAGCTAAAAGAGAATCATCAGCTTTAGCAGAATTTGCTCAAGGCAAAATCCAGCAAAAAGCCGTCTCTAGAGGCAAAGCAGCCGACAGGATTGCCAGTGGCTCACGTGTGTCTAAATCTTCTAAGATCGGTGAGCTATCTTTTGGCTTTGTCAGTCAGAAGTTTTCAGGTGGCGGCACAACAAAGGATCTCTGGGGCGGCACAGAATTTGGATCTATTAAATTTAAGCAATTCCCAAATTGGTCAAATTCTAAAGGCTACTTTATTTATCCGACACTCCGTGAAATACAGCCAGACATCATTGCCAAGTGGGAAAATGCTTTTGACCGAATCTTAAAGGAGTGGTGATGGCTGCACAAAGTAGGACACTCAAGCTATCCATTCTTGCCGATGTAGATCAACTCAAGAAATCACTGGCTCAAGCTAACGGAGACGTTGATAATTCATCATCAAAAATAGGTGAATTTAGCAAGAAGGCAGGACTAGCATTCGCAGCGGCTGGAGCTGCTGCTGGGGCTTATGCCATCAAGCTTGCAGTCGATGGAGTAAAGGCCGCGATTGAAGACGAAGCTGCCCAGATACGTCTAGCCACCGCGCTAAAGAATGCAACCGGCGCAACCGATGAGATGATTAAGTCGGTCGAACAACAAATCCTAAAGACATCTTTGGCTACGGGTGTCACAGACGATAAACTACGACCTGCCTTGCAGCGATTATCGCTTTCAACAAATGATGTAACAAAGGCTCAAGATCTTCTCAATCTTGCACTAGACATCTCTCAAGCTACTGGTAAAGGCTTGGACTCAGTAGCCAATGCACTCGGTAAAGCCTACGACGGCAACACGGCAGCTCTTGGCAAGTTAGGCATTGGATTATCTACGGCAGAACTGAAAGCCATGTCATTTGAAGAGACACAGACCCGGCTCTCAGATCTATTCGGTGGCGCAGCAGCAGCTAACGCAGAGACATTTGCTGGACGCTTGCAGATCCTTAAAGTAACTTTTGATGAAGCCAAAGAGTCAGTCGGTGCAAAACTTCTGCCAATAATTCAAAAGCTTGTCGAATTTGTTGTTAATGAAGTCGTGCCAGCACTTGGCAAATTTGCAGACTTCTTTAAACCAATTACAGAAGCCATAGCGGCCAACAAAGAAGAATTTACGATATTTATTGACTTCATTAAGAAGTACGTCGTACCAGTTCTTGTTACAGTTTTAGGCGGCGCATTTAAGGTTGTTGGCGAAATTGCCGGCGGAATCATTAACGTCATTGGCGCGGTTATTTCTGGACTTAACGCATTAATCGCTAGTGCCGTGTCTGGTATTAACGCACTTATTCGCGTTTATAACTCAGTTCCATTCTTGCCCAATGTGTCTCAAATTTCTGCGCCATCAATTAGCGTTCCAAGTGTCTCAATTCCAAAAACGACTACTTCCACCAGTATTCCTACAATCTCGGTTCCTAGCGTTACGGCTTCAACTGGTACAGGATCTACAACAACATCGGCGGCTGGCGTATCGTCTGCGGTTGCCGGAGCTGCTGGCCTTATGGCTGGATCATTTAACGCTGGGTCATTCCGCGCAGCCGAAGCCGCTTCAATGCCTACGGTAATAAATCTGACAGTAAACGGCGCATTTGATTCCGAAGGAACTGCTCGCACAATTATCAACACGCTAAACGATGGTTTCTACCGCGGCACAGGTGGCGCTACTAACCTGCAACTAGCATGACCCAATGGTCGCCGGTCTGGCGAGTAAAGATTGATGGGACTGACATCACTGACTCAGTCCTAGCCACTTTATCAATTACTTCTGGACGCACTAATATTTATACACAGGCGCAAGCTGGCTATTGCTCGGTCACTCTCATCATCTTCAATCAAGCTGCATTACCTTACGAAATCAATGACACAATATCGATTGAAGTCCAGGACACATCGGCCGTCTATGTGCCAATCTTTGGCGGATCAGTGGTAGATATTGCAGTAAGCGTGTCTCAGGTCGGATCTAGCGCTTATACACAGGAAGTCACCATCACGGCTCTGGGAGCCCTTGCAAGGCTTCAGAAGGCTCTTACAGACGGCGTCTTAACTCAGGATTTTGACGGCAATCAAATCGAAACGATCTTGAGCGCGATCTTATTTAATCAGTGGCAACAAGTCCCGGCAGCCTTGCAGTGGAATACTTATGACCCAACTACAACCTGGGCTGACGCCGAAAACAACGGCTATGGCGAGATTGACACTCCTGGCAATTATGAGCTTGCACAGAGAGCATCAAATCGAACAGTCGTTTATGACTTGGTTGCAGCTTTGGCCACTTCTGGACTTGGCTATCTTAGCGAAAACGCTCAGGGGCAAATTTCCTATTCTGATTCCACACATCGCACGACTTACCTTGCGGCCAACGGGTATACGGATCTCACCGCTAATCAAGCTCTAGGGCAAGGAATAACAATTAAGACTCGTGCCGGAGACGTACGCAACGATCTAACAATCAAATATAATACAAACTCGACGAGCGAAGTCAGCGACACAGACCCAGCATCGATAGCCGAATATGGCGACCTTGCTCAAATTATTACGACCACTATAAAACACCAAGCGGACGCCGAAGATCAGGCGGCTTTTTATCTGGCACTGCGAGCCTATCCGCAGCCAATCTTTGACTCAATTACTTACGCCTTGACCAATCCAGAGCTAGACAATGCGGATCGTGACGCACTGATCAATATCTTTATGGGTCAGCCAATCGCACTTAATGACCTGCCTTCCAATATGTCCTCTGGCGTCTTTCAAGGCTTTGTCGAGGGCTTTACTTTTCGAGCTTCTTACAATGAACTTGCCATCACTCTTCTTATGTCTCCATTGGCTTATTCACTGCAAGCCATGCAGTGGAACGATGTGCCAATAGTAGAGACATGGAGTTCCGTGTCGCCGACTTTAGATTGGGCAAACGCTACAATCGTCTCATGATGAAAGGAATAATGAATGGCTAATCCAACAACAAACTATGGATTCGTCTTACCGACGGCCACTGATTTAGTAACCGACTTACCAGCCGACTTTGATGTTGCACTGCAAGGCGTCGATACACGACTAAAGGCACTGCAGCCAGGGACAACAACTGGCGATCTCTTTTATGCGTCAGCAACTGCAAACACGAACACGCGATTAGGCATTGGTTCAACGGCTCAGGTTTTAACTGTTGCAGCTGGCGTTCCTTCATGGGCAACTCCTGCAAGTGGATCATTGACACAATTAGCAACAGGCACACTTTCAGGCGCAACGACAAATGTTAGCGGTCTATCTGGTAGTTACAAAGGATTGAAGGCAATAGTAACAAGTGTGACTTTTGCAAATAATGGTTTCAATTTAGAATTAAGATTTAACAACGACAGCTCTGGTTTGTATCGACATGCCAACGCTTTTGCCACACAATCAGATGTGAACCCAACCGCAACTGAAATGTCAGCGGTGTTTATAGGTGGAACATCTAGCAACAAAAATGTTAGTGTGATTGACGTTTGGGATTATGCAAACACAACACATTGGAAGTTTTGCCAAACTTATGGACTTTCAGAAGGTACAACGGCCGGAAACATCAGCACAATTGCCGGTCAAGGCATTTATAAAGCTACATCTGCAATTACTGCAATAACTTTTTTTGCAGACGGAGACTCTTTCACAGGCGGCACATACACAATTTACGGAGTGAACTAATGACAAAGCCAATGATTAAACTACACAATGCCGAAACAGATGAAGTCATTGAACGCGAAATGAACGCCGAAGAATTGGCACAGTTAGCGATTGATAAAGCCAACCGCGTGGCACGACTCGCAGCCGAAGCAAAAGCCGTTACCGACAAAGCCGCACTCCTTGCCAAACTTGGCATTACTGCAGATGAAGCCAAACTTCTTTTATCCTGACGGTACTGCCGCCAAGATAATTGATGTCGCATTAGCTGAAATCGGCACGATTGAAGAAGGCGATAATCTTACAAAGTACGGTAAATTCACAAAAGCCGATGGATTGCCCTGGTGCGGATCTTTTTGCAACTGGGTCTTTCACACTGCCGGCGTAAAGATTCCATCAATGGTTTCAACTGCTGCCGGTGCTCATAAGATGAAAGAGCTTGGCCGTTGGATTGAGGATAAGCCGCAGCTCGGCGATTTATGCTTTATGGACTTTCCGCACGACGGCATTGATCGGATCAGTCACATTGGAATTGTGGTCAAGGTTGGCAATACCAGCGTTCTTTGCATCGAAGGCAATACTTCAGGAGACGGCGATCAGCGCAACGGCGGAATGGTAATGATCAAGCGCCGGTATATGGGCAAAGAAATTGTGGGTTTCGCTAGGCCAAAGCTGCTCCCGTATGCAGGAGAATATCCAGTGGTTGAGCCACTTCCACAGGCAAAGCCGAAAAAGGAGAAGAAGAAATGAACGAATTAAAATCAGCAGGAGCATCATGGCTTCGAGCATCAATTGCAGCCGTAGCAGCTCTTTATATGTCTGGTATTACAGATCCAAAAATCTTGGTCAATGCTTTTGCGGCTGGACTTTTAGGGCCAGCAGCCAAGTTTTTAAATCCAAAGGATTCATCATACGGACTCGGCAAGAAATAAGTGTGGCGGTGGATAGGGCTAGGCTCGTTATTGCTGGCCTTATCTTCTTGCAATTTAGGCGACTCGGTTAGATATGAGTGCCAAGTCTATGAAAACTGGGAGAAATCACAATGCCAAAAGCCAGCGTGCATCGCTACTGGAACTTGCACTGAAGACATCATTGGATCATTCTATCCAAAGACCGGCCAGACGCCGTAGTCCAGAAGACGTTCATGCGCAGCTTATTCTTATTATTGGATCGACACTAGCTGCCGTATTCTTAATTGTTACGCTAGGCATAACCTATGCGCTCATTTTTGTTACGCAGCCAATTGGTGGTCAAGCACCTAACGACGCAGCTTTTATTGATCTACTTAAAACGCTTGCCATATTTTTAACTGGCTCACTTGGCGGCGTCCTGGCAGGTAATGGACTTAAAGCGAAGCAAAAACAGAGCGAGGACACGCCGAAAAATACGCTTGATTCTTGACCATGTCAGACATCGATGTCACTCTATATCTGGGAGCATTCGACAAGGCTCCCACGGGAGCAAAAAATGACATCAAGTGAAATCGGATTATTCGTCCTTATGCTTATCGCCTGTATTCTTTGGGCGGTAGTTAGTTATTCAATAGGTTTTAAAGAAGGCCAGCGAGAAGGCTATCGTCGCGGTCGATCTGTATCACGCCACATCTCAGCTAAGGCGGTCACAAAGTGAGCTTTCTAGATAATTACGAAGATGTAGCTACACGCATTCAGCGATTCTGGGCAACGTATCCAAAGGGCAAGATCCACACATCGATTATGGACGTAAATCTGGAGAAGGGCTACGTTTTAGTCGAGTGCCGGATCTATCGTAACTTCGAAGATCAGGAGCCAGCCGGCATTGATTACGCCTTTGGCAACGTGGCAACCTACAACGTCCAGATGAAGAAATGGTTCGTTGAGGACACAGTGACATCGGCCATTGGTCGTTGCGCTGGCTTGGTCTTAGGATCGGAGAAACGTCCGACAGTTCAGAATATGCAACAGGTTGAGCAAATCGATTCACAGATTGTTCAAGATTCTGCCGTTGCCTACGATTACTGGAGCACAAAACACGGTGACGTCCCATCGTTCCAGACGCGAGAAGCTGCAGAGGAGGCCGGAATGCCTACATTAGGCGTGGCCATCGATGAGATTAAAGGCTCATTAGGCGGCGTTCAAGTAGCTGCTGCTCCTATGTGTCCTCATGGTCACATGATTTGGAAAGAAGGAACATCAGCTAAAACTGGCAAGGGCTGGGGCGGTTATATGTGTGTCGAAAGAGTTAAGGCAAGGCAGTGCGCGCCAGCCTGGTACGTCTTAACGTCAGACGGTCAATGGAAGCCTCAAGTCTGATGGGCGAAATCACTTTTATTAAGGACGGTTACGCCTCTGTCATTCACGACGACGGATCAATCACTACGACTGCGCTGGATCGTTGCGATGAGTGCCTAGAATGGCAAGCCACTTCAGGCGGTTTAACTATTCGCGATCATGGACAAGAAGTCGTAATCTGGGTGTGTGCTAAATGCAGAAGATGACAGTCACAGAAGCCGATGAGTGGGCTATTCATCGACGAGCTTCTGATGTTGTATTCGCACAATCTGGATCATTGGGCGATGGCATTCAATACAACGCCAAGCTAAATAATCATGAACGATGCGTGGAATATGCCGAATCTATAGCTGCTGAATTATTAGTCGCACGATACTTTAATCTTGACTATGACATTAGCGACAACAAAGGCAAAAGACGTGCTGATGTTGGACAGGGCATCGAAGTACGCTGGACTTCTTACACTGGCGGCAATCTCATTGTCTATCCGTATGATCGAGATGATGATGTAGCGGTGTTAGTCGTTGGTAAATCGCCGACTTATTACATCGTAGGCTGGCTACCAGTGGCCTTTGCCAAGCGCAATCGATTTAAGAATCCACGTCAGAACTCTTGGTGGGTCGATCAAGGCAACCTCAATCCAATCGAGAATCTAGCAAGGAGCACATATGCCACTGCTGCGATTTGATTGCTCGATCTGCAAGAAGCTTTATGGTGATGCACGCCAGGAGCATCTGATAACAAAGGGCAAAGAGCTAACAGAACACGAATGGTTTGCTCAATGTGCTGGGTGTGGGTCATTCTCGGTCAAACTAGTCAATGACGAGCTGGTGGCTGGCCTTGAGTAAATTTGCTTACGCCGATCCGCCTTATCTTGGTTGGGCCAAAAGCTTCTACGGCGACTTACATGAAGAAGCTGCAAAATGGGACGATCCACAAACTCATGTTGAGCTGGTGGAAATGCTTATGGACGAATATAAAGACGGCTGGGCTTTAAGTTGTCACACTGCTGCTTTAAGCTTTTATCTGCCTTTAATGCCATCAGAAACAAGAGTATGCGCCTGGACTAAAACAATGTTTAATATAAGAAACAACGTCACAGTCAATTATAGCTGGGAGCCTGTTCTACTTTACGGCGGTCGAAAAGAACAAAACAGGCGACCTTTTGTCAAAGATACTTGCGTAGGTCCAAGAGCTATGAAACAAGGACTAAGAGGTTCCAAGCCAGGTTACTTCAATGATTGGGTCTTAGATCTACTTAACTACCAGCCAGGAGATCAATTAGATGACTTGTTTCCAGGAACTGGTGGCATGAGTGCGGCTATTCTTCGTAAAGATTCCGAGTTAGACCTAAAAGGACCTGAATGGATACAGTTATGAAAATACTTAATCTCTACGCTGGAATCGGCGGTAATCGTAAATTATGGGGCGATGAGCATGAAATTACGGCCGTCGAATACGATCCAAATATAGCTGCGGCTTATAGACACTTCTGGCCAAATGATGAACTTATTGTCGGTGATGCTCACGAATATCTGTTGCATAATTACAGCAATTTCGATTTCATTTGGACAAGTCCGCCGTGTCAATCTCATTCTCAAATGAGGCAATATATGGGCGTTACATCTGGGCAAGTAAAGCCTAAATATCCAGACATGAAGCTTTATGAAGAGATTATCTTCTTGCAAGCTAATTGCAAAGGGCTTTACATAGTCGAAAACGTCAAGCCGTATTATGAGCCTTTGATAAGGCCAACCGCGATCTTGCAACGTCACCCAGTCTGGGCTAATTTCCCGATTGAGAGGATAGATCTACCGTCTGACAATATTGAATGGGGAACGGTAGCTGGTTGGCAAGAATCTACAGGATTCGACTTGACTGGCTTTGATGTAGATAAAAGGACGGTGCTCCGGAATTGCGTCTCGCCTATCCTTGGCCTACATATACTCAACGCGGCACTCGGTAAGACACCGAAGAGCGAGCAAATGTTGTTTGATATGGAGGCAATTCGATGAATAGTTATCCACACACATATCCACAGGCACATGTGGACAATCCAACACACCGGCCTCAATCCTTGACAGATTGTCAGAAGCCATCGCTATACTTAAAAGATAATCTTTTAAAGATTAAAAAGATAAATAAAAAGATAATAAATATAAAAAACTTATTGGTTATTCCTATGTCAATTCTGATCTTGACGTTATCCACAACAGAAGCTAAAGCAGCTACACAAAGCGATTCCTTCAAGCTCTATGCGCATTCGCGCATTGTCAACGATGAGCAATATCATTGCTTTTATAAGCTCATAAACAAAGAGAATCGACAGTGGAATCCAAAGGCTCGCAACGGTTCACATTACGGCATAGGTCAAATGCGTAATGAAACCTATAAGAATCTTGATGGTTATAAGCAGATTGACTGGACAATTAGATACATCAAAGGACGTTACGGATCTATGTGCAACGCATGGAGATTCTTCCAAGCCAACGGTTACCATTGATGCCAGCCAAGTCAGCAAGAGCTAATGGAGGCACGAGAGCCTGGTCAAAGATACGCGAACGAATCTTAATTAGAGATGCCAGATTGTGTCAGTACTGCGGTAACGATGCCACTACAGTCGATCATGTGATACCAATAAGCAAGGGCGGTACTGACGAGCCTGACAACCTCTTAGCAGCGTGTTCTAAGTGCAATTACTCAAAAGGTAACCGAACAGGCGTGTTTTTTGGTGTAGCAAGGACACCTCTGACTCTTC